AAGTATGCTTCCAGGTATGTCATCGTGGATGAATGTTATGCTTTCGACCCAGAACACTTGCAAGCTATTGCCAACAGGCATTCACGCAGCAAGGGCGTTGTGACCATAGGTGATAGGCGGCAAATATCTAATGTCTTTTCACCAACGCAGTTGAAGCTTATAGCTTCAGATGCACCTTGCGTTATGATCACACCGACGACATTTGTCGGATGGGACGCTGCAGTAACTTATTTACATAGCACTGTGACAGACACTTTTGTCGAGGACTTGTTTTGCGGTTCCGAAGATGCAGAGGCGATGTGTTACACTCTCACAGCAGATGATACCTTGTTGCCCGGCCAAGGCGATATAGCGATGCAAGGGACGCAAGTTGGAAAAGAGATGGTACTCCAACGAGGTGTCAAAGCAGCGACTGTTCATGAGTGTCAGGGACGCCGTTCCGAGTACTCGGTCATACACGGTTTGGGCAGAGCTCTGGGTGGCGACTTGCGATGGCTAGGGCAAGCCGAACAAGCATCGCATTGCGCTGTTGGGTTCACTAGAGCAAGGAAGAAGACAATCTTTGTCGTCGAAGGAGTCTCTGTCTTGACCAATTTTCGATGGTTCGATGATACATCGGTAAATGGGCGTCTACCTGATACGGTGATTATGGGTGGAACCTCTTGGGACTTTTGTGAAGTTCGTGCCGAAAGCGAATCAGCTTGGATTCATATACACGAACCTAACATCGTAGAGTCTAGCTTGGTTGAACAACCATTGACAGATCCTGTGACGATAGCCACGGTTTTCACCGCCTCTGGCGAGCCGTTGTCAACTTCAGAAATTCGTACAAACGTAGAATTGGTGTCCGGCGTGAGTTTTCGGGATGAAGGGATTGCACATTCTGATGCTTTTGACAATTACACGTTTCAGCCACGTGATGTTCCTGGTGCAGACCAAGTGCAAGCCTTGACACGTAGTGTCCCTGATATGCGCACCAGACCACAAGATTATGTAGATGCTGAGGTCATAGTGGAATGGCTTTTCGAGGAAGTAATCGACAAGAAACTCTTCTTCGCGCACATTAACAATTCGCGTCGTGCTGCCGTACATAGACAGACTAGGCAACAGGCGATAGATGGGTCTTACGCGAACTATGAAACAGCAGCTTCAACCTTATCTTTCGCATTCTTGAAACCGGAGTTTGCGAAGAAACCTTCTGAGATGAAGGATGGCCCTTCAGAACTAAAGGCGCAAGGTGTTGTCTCAGCAAGTGACCTGCAACAAGCAATATTTGCAGACACATGCGACGCTTTGACTCATGCTTGGGCTAGGGCTATGCAACGTGGAAAGTTGTCGCCTGTTGGACTTCGTGAAGAGGAGGTTGAGGACTTCTTGGCTACGTTTGAGTCGTCTGTGGAATTGGACATCGAGAAACAGGACTCTTCACACCGGCCAGTACACATCATAGTAGCATCAATTTTCCTTGAGATGGCAGCGGACAAGCAAGGTCTAGGTGCACTTGCAAAAGAAATTAGGGATGAGCGTCGGGTGCGCATGATGGGTTCGCCGTTCAAGTTCGTGTTGAACAAAGCTCTGGCTTCCGGTGATCCTTGGACCCTCATCATCAACAAGATTATGGCCTTTAGCTCGCTGATCAGCGTGGCAAGACTTAAGGACGTTAGAATATGTCAAAGTGGAGATGATGTCACCATGGATCGCGAGCCTGAATGGCGAGGTAAGGGTTTGGCAGAGCAGAGTAAGGCAAATGCAGGACTCACGTGGAAAATGGAGGAGAGGACACAGCGACAGAATGGCGTGACTTTTATCAGTCGAGCAGTGTTACCGCACCGGACTGTGGTGTACAAAGCGTTGCGCACTATATTGAAATATGCGCATCGCAAGCGGAACCAAATACAACACGCAGGGATCTCTGCGGATGCCAAGCGCATAGAGGCATTAGCTGCTCGGCATGGATTGCAGGCCTACTGCGAGGCAAGATGCCAAGTCTGGGGTGGTGACCCAGTGGTTGTCTTTGACATGTGGACCAGAGCTTTGGCGGTTGCTCGAGCTGATTTTGCTTCGCTACCTGATACTTTACGGTCTGAGGAACCACGGCAATACACCGTGCGTGAAAGGAATGGTGGTTGTTTTGGCTACGCGTTGGCCAATTGCGTGAGGACAAATGTCGCGGCTATCAATGCAATCGCATCATACCGTGGCCCCGTGAATCGGACTCTGGCGCTAAAGGTGTGCAGGGAAAATGGTGTACCTCTCATTATTATGAATGAACGTTTTGCACAAAGGTCTCGCAAGCGGTTGATTGACCAAATGGATAGGAGGAAAATATCACGTTCGTTTGTGGTAGTCTATGAGGATCATGCTGTGGCTGTGGTACCAAACACAATAACCTTGCATGGAGCTTTCGGGAAGCGAACAATCACATGGAGAAACACGTTTTCGAAAGATGTGGAGATCACAGACTTTGAATAGTCTCATTTAACATAGATTTTGTTTTCATTTACTCTAACTATCGAGTCAAAATTTAGTCGTCTTATTGTACGAGACCAAATACACAGCCTCTGAGTAGGAATGCAGCGAAACCAACGGAATATCGAAAGATAAGTTGCGTAGCCTGAGCAGCACTGCATTAGTCCAAAAACCAACCGATGAGGTCACTCATGCTTTTCTATAGGTTAGTCGCTATGCGGCGAGACATGGTCGGCCAATCGGGAGTAATCCCCACTGGCATCGCGAAGTTGAGCAATCAATGAGGCGAGGCGACAATCTTTCCAAACCTCTTTTCTGGAAAGTTGCTCGGCCCGAGAGGACGGATGCGCATGTCGGTCTATTTACGGCCTTTGATGGCGATAGGCTTAAGGAGCAAACACCCCACTTCTATGTTGGTTTGGTACCCAACACGCGAACTCCATCGCGAGTGGTCAGCTTAACTGTAATTTCAGTACCATTGAGATGTCTGATGAGAGCATTGCACACACAATCCGCAATATCTTGAAGCAGTGTAATTCAACGACAATTTTGATTGGCCATACTGAGGGTCATTTTCTTTCTTCCAAACAATTTGCTGTGTTAGAGGAGTGTGCAGACACTTT